ATTATAAATTGATTATTTTTTAATGGTATATCCCAACTTCTACCTTTACGTCTGTTATCTTCATAGTGTATTCTAACCATACAGTCTTTGACTTTTACACCATAAAGTAATGTATAATCTGGTGAGTTACGTAGATCTACTGGATCTATGTTTAATAATGGAATTGTAGTCTCGCTAGGTTTATAGATGTTACCCCACGTCTCTTTGTTAACTAAAGTAAACCCATATTCAAGATTAACGTAATCTCGCATATATGTATTTAACATATCCCAAGTTCGTGAAAACGGAAATTGTGAATCTGTAATTACTGATTGTAAAATATCGCCTGATAATTTATTCCGGTTAATGTCCCAATCTTTAGGCATTGCCACATCACCAAAATATAGAGCTTGCTCTGTTAATACTTTCTTCTGCATACCACCACCATTTTTAATTTATGCTAAAGTATCTGTCAAGTCCCAAGTTTGCCCAGCTTCATTCCAATTATAAACCCAATGATGAGTAGCTGGATCTTCTGTATTTTGTGATTCTTGTTCAGCTGTTAATGCTGGAGCATCACCGATTGGTGATTTCCAAGAAGCTGATGCATTATGTTTTACCCAAGATGCATAAGGTTTTTTAGGCCAAAAGATTTGATCATCTTCGTCCCAAGTGTAACCTATACCTGCGTAATTACCTCTTAAAGGTGTTCCACCATCTCTATGTTGATTACGAGATGTATTGTAAGATGTTT